TTGAAGATTTACAAAAAGCTATACTTGATGAAATCGGAATTGACGTAAAATAAAATGTCACATTATATGTCACATCAACGCACTTGCAGTGCATTATTATAAATGTTATGATATTAGTGGATAACAATATTAAAATTTCTCAACCCCTAAAAAGGAGAATGTCCGGGTTTGCCTCCCGGTCCGGACATTCTTCTTTTTTTTATTGGAGTTGGTAGTATGGCTAGAGACTTTGCAAAAAAGTTTTATTTTAATTATTACTTTAATGCACATTACAAGTATTATATACACTATTTAAACTATTTTTACTTTGTCCGTTTTGTCCGATTTACTTATGTTAATATGATATTAAGGAAATTTATGCATACTAGGAAGTGATAGACCCCCTTTGGAGACACGTCTTTTATGGCGTGTCTTTTTTTTGTCGAAATTAAAGAAGGTGAGAGAATGCTAAGGAGCTGTAAATACTGTATGAGAATACATGATAGCAAGCTTGATTGTGGCAAGAAACCGAAGAGGAATAAAGAACCAACAAGGATAAATAAATTTAGATGGTCCAGGAAGTGGAGGAAGACTAGAAATCGGATAGTTGAAAGAGATCAGTATCTATGTCAAATATGCAAACAAAGTAATCAATATACTTATGATGCCTTAGAGGTTCATCATATCGTACCACTTGAGGAAGACTACGATCTTAGGCTTGATGATGATAACCTAATAACATTATGTGTAACTCATCATAAGGCAGCAGATAGAGGAGAAATAAGTAGGGAGTATTTAAGAAGTTTACTAGATATACCCCCCACTTATGATGATTTGATTTTTTAGAACCCGTGGATACCAAGTGCCCACCCACGAAGATAAAATATTCCCACATCAGCTTTTGGAAAGGAGGGCAGGATATGCCAACACCACCTAAACCATATTTAGTATTAAAAGCAGAAAAGAAATCACATAGAACCAAAGCAGAATTAAAATTGAGAGAAGAAGGGGAAAAGGCTCTTGCTACAGGTGTGGCATTAAAAGAACGCCCTGAAGTAAGAGCTAATCCAATAGCACACAAAGAATTTTTGAGAGTAAATAAATTGCTAAAGAACATAGAGAAGAACGATGCTATATATGAACCGATTATTAATCGTTATTGTTTACTTCAAGCTGAATGTGCAGATCTGGAAAATAAGAGAGAAAAAATATTTGAACAGGCTCAAAGATTAGAAGAAAAATTAGAAAAACTAGGGGATGAAGTAGGATTTGATGTTTTAAGAACAGTTACAAGAGATTTGACAGATATTTATAAAACAATGGTATCTATAGATAAACAAATTCAAAGCAAGAGAAAGATGTTGCTAGATATTGAGAAGGAAAACATAATGACGATTGCCGCTGCATTAAGGAGCATTCCTAAAAAAGTTGATAAAGAGGAAAATCCATTATTAAAAGCATTAAGAAGTGATGCATAATGAACATTAAAGAAAGTAGAGCTTACAAATATGCTCAATGGTGTTTAGAAGAAGGCAATCGGAAAGTACCCAAATATGTAAAGAAACAAGCGCAAGAGTGGATTGATATAGTTGATGGCAAAGATGATGAAGCCTATATTGATGAAAAAGCTTTTGATAAAATTAATAAGCTATTAAAGCTAATGATACATCCTGATCTACACTGCCCTATGAATGAAGGATTGGACGACTATGCATGGTTTTTAATCGTAGCTGTATTTTGTACTAAACTACGAAATAAAGAAAATAAGGATATTAGATATTATCAGACTGCTGTATTAGAAATAGCACGTAAAAACCGCAAAACATTCTATTCCGCAGTTATTTTTATATTGCTGCTTTTAACAGAACCTTCATTTAGTCGCTTTTTTTCAGTAGCACCGGATTTGAAATTATCAAGCGAATTAAAATTGGCTATTCGTAAAATCATTAAAGTTAGTCCATTACTTGCAGATGAATCGGTATTTAAGATTTTACGTTCAGAAATTCGCTGTTTGTTAACGGAAAGCGAATACATTCCTTTGGCATACAGTGAGGACCGTATGGATGGCAAGTTAGCAAATGCATTCCTTGCTGATGAAGCAGGTGCAATGGATAGTTACCCAGTTGAGGCCATGCGTTCATCACAAATATCCTTATTGAATAAATTAGGTATCATTATTAGCACACAATATCCGAACGATAACAATGTTATGATTGATGAAATAGATATATCCAAAAAGGTACTAGATGGATTGTTAGAAAACAAAAGGAGATTTTCGCTGCTTTATGAGCCTGATGATGATTTATTAACTAATGACCAATGGATGACTAATGATTTAGTAATATATCAATCTAATCCAGTTGCAGTAACAGATGAAACCATCTTCAATGCCATAAAAGATATGCGAACAATGGCTATTCTTTACGAGAATAAACGAGAGAATTATCTTTGTAAGCATAACAACATTAAATACAAAGGCTTAGGAGTTGAAGGGTATATTCCTATTGACAAAGTTAGAGAGTGCAAGATTAAAGAAAATTTAGGTTTTTGGAAAGGTAAACGTGTTTGGGTAGGGCTTGACTTATCACAAACTGATGACAATACAGCAGTAACAATGGTAACAGAACACGAAGGTATTATTTATGCTAAAGCTTTTGGATTTATACCTAAAGATAGGATAGACCTAAAAAGCAAAAAAGAAAAGGTTGATTATAATAAACTAATCAGGCATAAAGTTTGCTATGCCTGTGGGGATGAAGTAATTGACTACTCATTTGTAGAGAACTTTTTAATTGAGCTAGAGGTTAACTATGGTGTTGAAATCCAGCAAGTGGGCTATGACCGATATAATGCAATTTCTACAGTTCAGAAACTAGAAGCAGCAGGATATGAATGTGTTGAGATTAAACAACATTCAAGCGTGCTACATATGCCTACAAAGCTGCTAAAGGAGTGCATTTTGAATAAGAAATTTAGATATGATGAAAATCTAATGTTAGAGATAAATTTTCAAAATGCACGTTGTACAGAAGATACTAACCTTAATAAATACGTAAATAAGAAAAAATCAGATGGTAAGGNNTTATATGGAATGGATGATTTTGCAGTACAAGTTGGATAGAAAGGTGGAATATAAATGAATTTTGGCCAAGCAATAGAGAAGTTAAAGGAAGGTAAGAAGGCAACAAGAAAAGGATGGAACGGAAAAGGAATATTTATTGAATTGCAAGTACCGGATGAACATAGCAAAATGACTCAACCTTATATTTATATTGATACATTGGGATTGCAAACCGTTAACCCTAATGCACCAAAGGGCAGGGTGCCATGGTTAGCAAGTCAAACAGACATGTTAGCTGAGGATTGGGAAGTTTTACAATAATTAGTTTTAGGGTAGAAAGGTGGTGATAGGTTGAGATGGCCATGGCAGAAAGAAGAAAGAACTGAACAAGTAGTAGAACCTTCAACAGATGATGTATTATTAAAAGCTTTATTAGGTAATACCACTATAACAAAAGAGCAAGCTTTAAACATACCAAGTGTACAAAGTTGTATCAATTTTGTAGCTAATACAGTATCAATGCTACCTATTAAACTCTATAAGGATAATAATGGTAAAGCTGAGGAGGTGAAAGATGATGTAAGAGTAGATTTATTAAATGATGATACAAAAGATGCCTTGGATGCAGTTCAGTTTTGGAGAGCAATTATTACAGATTATTTTCTAGGTAAAGGTGGGTATGCTTACATCAATAAACATTTGAATAATGTTATAAGTCTTCACTATGTTGATGAAACATATATATCAACCATAAAAAACACAGATCCAATTTTTAAATCACATAAAATTCTAGTAAATGGAAAAGAGTACTGGCCTTTTGAATTTATTAAGATTTTAAGAAATACAAAAGATGGAGCAGAAGGGGTAAGTATCATTGAAGAACACAATTTGATATTAAGTGTAGCCTATAATTCCCTTGTGTTTGAAGAAACTTTAGTGAAAAAAGGCGGAAATAAGAAAGGGTTTATTAAATCGCCTAAAAAATTAAGTGGAGAAGCTATGAACAAGCTGAAGGAGGCTTGGAGGAGACTTTACAGTAATAATAGCGAAAATGTAGTTATACTGAATGAAGGTCTTGAATTTCAAGAGGCAAGTAATACATCAGTGGAGATGCAGCTAAATGAAAATAAAGAAACTAACTCAGCTGAAATATGTAAACTATTTAATATTCCTGAAAATATTATAAAAGGTACTGCTACAGCAAAAGAATATGCAAACGCTTTTAAAATGGGTGTTATGCCAGTATTAAAAGTTATAGAGTGTGCTTTAAATAGAGAACTTTTACTCGAAAAAGAGAAGAGTTCTTTTTATTTTGCCTTTGATACTAAGGAAATGCTCAAAGGTGATATTAAGGAAAGATTTGAAGCTTATAAGATAGCAATAGAATCAAACTTTATGCAAATTGATGAAATCAGATATATGGAGGACTTACCGGCGTTAGGAATTAATTGGATTAAATTAGGTTTAGATTCTGTTTTATACAATCCAGTAACAGGGGAAATATATACTCCTAATACTGATTCAATTAAAAAATTAGGAGAATTGAAAGGTGGTGATGACGATAAAAGCGGAAATCAGAGCTGATGGACTTCATATTTCTGGGTATGTCAATGTACCTGGAAGAGAAAGCCGACCAGTAATAACTCCTAGAGGTAAAGTAATAGAGGTAATAGAACAAAGAGCATTTCAAAGGGCATTGCAAAAAGTAGATAATGTAGATTTGATGGTAGACCATGAAAGAAAAATAGGCTCTACAAAAGAAGGCACTTTAAAATTAAATGAAGATGAAATAGGGCTTAGGGCAGAAGCAGTAATAACAGATGAAGAAGTTATAGAAGGAGCAAAGAAAGGCAAGTTAAAAGGCTGGAGTTTCAACATGATGAAGGTAGTAGATGAAATAGAAGAAAGAGCTGGTAAATTGCCTTTAAGAAGAGTAAAAGACTTCGTCATGACTGAAATTACATTAGCTATGAATAAGATTCCTGTTTATTCTGCAACTTCTATTGAGATTAGGGCAGAAGAAGAGGAAGAAATTGAAATTAGAACTACTGAATGTGAAGTAGTAGTCAATGATTTAAGAAAAACAGAAATTGACTACTCTGAATATGAAAATAAAATTAAAAAATTGAAAGGAGAATGATACTATGGATAAGTTAAAAGAGTTATTAGAAAAAAGAAATAAAAAGGTAGAAGAATTACAAAGTATAGTTGACAAAGCAAAAGAAGAAACAAGAGCAATGACCAAAGAAGAAAAAGATAAATTTGATACTTTGGAACAAGAAATTAAAGACTTAGACGCAACAATTGAGGCAGAAAAAAGAGCAAGAGATTACGAAATAAAAGATAACGATAAACAAGATGGAATAGCAGAAAAAAGGGATTTAGCAGAAGAAAGAGCTTTTGAGTGCTATATCAGAGGAATTGTTGAAGAAAGAACAGATGTGAACATGGCTACTGGTAATAATGGAGCAGTTATTCCATCGTCAATAGCAAACAAGATTATCAAGAAAGTATATGACATATCACCAATATATCAACTAGCAACTAGATACAACGTAGGTGGAACATTAAATATACCTTATTATGATGAATCAGCAAAAAGCATTACAATGGCTTATGCAAATGAATTTACCGACTTAGA